GTTCTTAGGGTTCAGCAACGCCTTGCCATTCAGTTTATGTACCCCGCCGAACTCGAATGGCTCCAGATAGCCAGCAGCGATATCACGCACAAATACTTTGGCCTGCAAGCGATCTTTACGGGCACCGAAGGAGCCAACAGAATTAACGGTGAAAGGGGTCGGATTATCCAAATTGCGCTGCATACCCAACTTCTGAGCTTCTGCAATCTGCCGTGCAACGCTTGTTAGAGCCTGAGCAGCAGCAAAGGGGATCTGCTTTTTTATCGACTGTAACTGATTAGATAAATCCTTAAGAGTTGCCATGATCTATCCCTAAATAGAAAAGCCACCGGCTTATAAGGCCAGTGGCTTGGGGTATGAATTAAAGATGAAGTCAATTAACTATTTCCTAGAAGCAAGATGGTTAGCCATTATTTATTTTTCTCTTTAAAGTAATATCCAATAATGAAACCCAGAGGTGTACCAAGCACTCCTATTATTACTGATAATACTTTTTCGAGTTCTAATAACTTAACTGACCCAGCTTCTTCAAGAAGCCCCTGACTCTTTAAGTCAATCGCCCATCCAACTGCTAATGAGTTGTACAACATAACAAACAAAAAACACCCAACCAACAAACTGAAAAATCCGATCAAAAAACCAATAGTTAACCAACTTCTAGTTTTACCGTCTCGGTGGAGATTATTGAGAGCAGACTCCTCTTCCGAGTTGATCTTACCTTTGCTCTGTTGAGACAGCTTCTGAACCTCTTTTATTCGCTCCTGAATTTCCTGAAGACTCACTTTACTCATTGGAATCACCATCCGTAGATGAACCCAACGCCTTAATTACTTTGGTGTAATCTTTCCAAAGAGAATTATTATACTCATTAGAACTTATAGTTCCTCTAATGACATCTTCAACTAAAGTTCCTAACTTTAAACATATTGCTTGCTCTTCAGGCGTTTTATCAAGCTTATTTTCAAGATCAGTCAACATATTTAAGAGTTTGGATGACAGGTTAGTGAGATCATCATTAATACTGTCACTTGCAGCTCTAAACCTAGATAGGTGTTCTATTGCTTCTTTTTTTGATAACTTTTGCACATTCGACCTACTTGTGTAATACCCAGTTCAAAGTGGAATAATATCATGAAAATACTGTTACGGTTTATACCTTAAAATAGAGTGTTTTATTTGACTATAGAACTTCTATTTATAGTTTTTTTCCAAATTCTGCCGCCACCCAATAACCTCATCCAGCCGCCCCTTACAGATCCGCAGCTCACGCTTAAGGGCTAGCGCATAAAGCCCGCTATCACCCCAAGTAGTACCGACGAACTCCGGTACCTCACATTCAGTTAATGCCGATTCTGGCGGGAGCAGTATCTGGCACTCTGTAATGGGTACTGGTGGCCTATTCCCGCAGGAGACTAACAACATCGTCAGGCAACTGGCTGTCAGCACATAAATCGCCTGCCGCCGCAGCCTGAAACCGCTTAAGCCGTGCGTCACTCTCATTACGTAATTTCCTCTCGTTATCTAACTGGCGGGCGGTGGCGGCTCGGTTGGCGGCATCGTTGGCACTGTATCCATCGATGATGTTACCGAGTGCTGTGTTAGTGGCCAGCTCCGCTTTCAAGGTGACTTCCTGTTTTTCAACCTGATTTGAGAGGCGGTAACTGTTGAATGCCAGTGCTAATACCAATCCTGACAGTGCAACTACTCCAACAAAGCGCCAGTGACTGAATATCCAGGTCATAGCAATGCTCGTCGGGCAGTTTCAAACCGCGCCTTGCGGTCATCAATACCGTTATAGCCACCGTTGATCAGCAACGTCACGCGCTGAATATCGTCAGCATATTGACCACAATTGCGAGACTGCCAGAACCAGGCAGCAGAACGCGCAGCATGCATATCAAGCTGCAGCTGATCGGGATTACCGACCAAATCCAGCTTGAGTGCGGTACCGCACAGGCGGTAATTATCTAACCCGGTAACCTGAATCAGCCCGCGACCGCGATATTTCCAACCATCTGCCGAGCCTTTATTCCCCATCCGGCCGGAATACACCAGATTGGCAATAGCCTGCTGACGATTAAGCGGTACTGACGTTTCACCACGCTGACGACCTAGCGCCGAAGCCTGACCAACTGATAACCGCTTGCCGAACGTAGCAATCAAACCGTTAACGCTGTAGTTGAACGACTCCACCAGCAGCGTGAAACTGGCTGACTCATGCCCCACCTGCGCAATAAACATGGCTTGCTGTTCTGGGGCGGTTATGCCGAATTCTGTCATTGCCTCGGTAACAGGCTGAATCCAACGCGCAGCAAGTTCGGCGCTGATATTAGCCGCCATTCTGAATTGATAAGGGGTCATGGTTTATACCTGAGGTTTAGTATCGTTACCGCCGCCAATGCGGTTGCCAACAAAACGGAGCGCCAAAGCGCGAATTTGCTCAACACCGATAAAGCCAATTAGCCCACCAACGGCCAGTGTGAGTTGCTGCGGTAAATCGAAGTATTCCAACGCACTGACAGCAGTAAGCGTTAATGCCCCGCAAGTCAGCCCCTCCAGAAAGGTTTTCTTCCATCCACCGCCGGTATAGGCCACGCGTAATGCCGCCATCACTACCGACAACAGGACACCACCGAGCGGAACATCACCTCGCCACCAGGCATTAAACAGTTCTATCCAGTCTGCCCATGTATGCAATTCGTTATGCATCTTCATAACCACCTCCCCAATGGGGAATATTATTCCCGGCATTGTCGGGTGTTGTTTTGAGGAATTTAGCCCACCAGCGCAGCCACTCATGCGGAGTAATGTGTGTGGAGTTGATTGGGTGGCTGGTGGGCTAAAACGAAAAAAGGCCACGCAATAGCGCAGCCTCATAATTATTTACCTGCTGTTTTATCCACCGCAGACGATGGTGGTATCTTAATTAGCGACGCCGGTTAGATGATGCCAGCAATACTGCGCCGTTTTTGATGGCTGCTGCCAGAGCTTCCGCAAGAATTTCATGCGGAATACCTGGCAAACGTGCAGACCAAAAGGCCCGAGTTCTCACCCAATCCATATCTCCGGCCAGTTGAGAAGTGATGGCTTGGCGAAGCTCTTTTATTAAAGCGGCTTTTTCCTCTTCTTTTTTGTATAAGGATGCGTCCATATTTATGTCCAATATTGATAAGTTTAATGAGTTCGCAGGTCGGGTATTCGGAATACTCTATGAGGAGTTTCCCATTCCGACCAACATCAATGTAGGTGATATCCTTGGTGATCCGGATTTATACAACACCACAGGTATTCCGCCCGAAATGGCGGATGACGCTGATATAGCCGGGTACACCGTTGTCTGGTTACGCCAATCTGGTTACCTTGATATGCTTAATCAAGATATAAGCCTAAATGAATTTTATAACGTGGTTCTAACAGCAAAGGGGTTGGAGGTACTCAAAGCAATACCTGATAGCTTAACCCCTCGCTCATCCCCGCTTGGAACACAAATCGCAGATGCGGTTAAATCAGGTGCAAAAGAAACGGTAAGTTCCTTGGTTAACCAAGCACTATCAACTGGCATAAAGTTAGCTGCAAGCTCAGTTGGCATTGATATCTAACGCACAAAAAAAACAAATAATTAAGCCCCGACACCAGTCAGGACTTTTCGTTTTTGACGCCGGTTACGGTTCCGGCGTCAACACCTACCAATGTGCTGACCGCATACCTTAAAAATGCAAAAGGCCCACCGAAGTGAGCCTTAAGCTTGATTACTGAATTATTTAGCAAATTTCTCAGCTTCTTCGCGAGTAGTGATGAAGCTTTCGCCAAGGCCAATCGCAATCAATATTCCTACGATATAGCCCGCCAGCTTACTGTTTAAAATCTTCTTGAACATAAAACCTCCAATTTAGAGGAGTAATCATTCTATGCCCTTTTAATCATTTGTAAAATGTCGTGTATTCACCACATTCTGCTAATCCTACATAAGGAATTATCACACACGTAAAAAAGCCCCGCGATATGCGAGGCCTTAATTGCTTTGAGTGAGACTTATATGTAAGTACCCCACTATTTAAAGAATTTACGCCAAGTTCGGACAAAATGCAAATTAATAATGAAATTATGTCGCCAATAGCGTCAATCATGCTGCCATCGTGTTATTCGCTGAAATTCATCCTCTGCATAACTCTCTTCAATGTCGCATTTAGCCACCAGCGACTCATAGAATGGTTTCCAATTACGCCGCCATGTCCTTTCATTGAGTTCAGTAAGCAACGCTGTAATCGCCCTGTAAGCTGTTGTTGAGGGTGTCCGTTTGTATCCAATTCCTGAGCAACGCTCGCATTCTTTCTCTACCGGCGCGCCAAGCTGTTTTGATTTTTCAAGGTCGCGCACTTTTCCGGTACCATTACAGCGGCAACGAATAGAGATAGCGCCCTTACCGTTACAGGATTGGCATAACTCCCGCACTTGTTCATTTTTGATGGTCGGGGATATCTTTTCTTCGCCATCTGCACCAATGTAACCAGGGTAAGTAACAACATCCCGAGCGACAGTTATAAATCGACGCCCGCCGCAACATTTGCATGGGCTGGTTGCCGCTGCTGAACTGCTGTATTCCTCGTAGGCAAATTTAGCCAGAATAACCATGCATTGAGCCATTCGGCGGCCAGCCGCTTTACCCACATGTTTCGGGGCATTCTTCATGGCAAACTGGGTAAGCTGTTCAACAGTTCTGATCCGGTCCTCTTTGCTGATGCCAACTTTGCCAAGATATGCAGCCATACCGAAACCGGCTCGAGCCTCAACCATTTCCATTGCTGCAGCTAGGTCCGGTCCTTTGAGCGAGTCGGAAGAGGTAGCGCGGGGAGAATCTGTAATCATCTGGCTCTTGGCGCTGAACTGTTTCATTGCTGATTCTAGTTTCACTATGCTGCCCTCTTTGTGTAGACCTGCTCACGAACCTGATCGCCATTCATCACGAAATCATTAAAATCGCCGTTATCCGGCCAGCGTACACTGACGGATATCAAATCATTTTTTGCTCTGAGGTTGGCAGTGGCGCAATTAAACGCTGCTGCCTGTCCAGTGGCGGAGTGTTTATCCATATCAGCGAAAATAATGAGATACTTGACGCCCGCCGGCACTCTGAACTTCTCCATAAATCCGGCATTGATAACTGACCAAGTATTTATTCCGTATACTTGATAACAAGACAGGGCTGTTTCAATGCCTTCAGCAACCCCCAATGTGGAGGCGACTGGAAACATACGGATCGCCACTGAACGGGCATGATCGAGATAATTCTGTTCCTGTAGCGATTTAAGTCGCTTAGCGCTATCACCGATATCCGCTTTTTTATCCCCATCAAGCAGAGTCTGATGCAGGTAACAAAGTTCACCCTTATCATCTGTTGCCAGAGAATAAAGCGCTTGATATACCCGCCCTGCGTGCCGCTGTTTATCGCAAAACCGGACAGCTTCAACAGGAAGACGATTAATACCGCGCTGGCGCAGATAATCCGCCGCTGTGGTGCTGCGTAAATCCACCAGCTTTGAAAACTTACTAATAACGCGCTGCCGCTGTTTCGCTGCTGAACTGGTGACAGGAATGCTGATGTGTCGGTAGTTGTTGCCAATAAGCTGATCTACCTCAGCGCACAGCTCAGCAAATGATTTACTCTGCGTCAGGTTAAGCAGCTTCATGCCATCGCCGCTATCACAGGTACAAATCCACGTTCCAGCACCTTCACGATCATCAATGCGGAACTTGCCGCGAGCACCACATACCGGACATTCACCCTTGAAGTGGTTTTTCCCCGTGATTGGTGGCAAACCAAAATACTCAAAAATCTCAGCCCATCGGCCCTTTGCTGCTTCTGCTGTTTTCATGCTGGCTTCCTTAAACTTTTCCGTATTTCTTCAAGATGATTCTTGGCATCGATAATCGCCGTGGTGGTATCAATATTTCCGGTAATACATGGCTGAGTCGGTGACTTTAATTTCTTCCTGCCCCTGGCAAAGGAGATACGTTTGTGTTTGATGTAGCTGTTGACTTCCGGTGTTATCTCCATCGGAAAATCACTCAAACCTTTGGGCCATTCGCTAAATTTGTCGTGGAAGGTATGTGAGCACCAACCATCGCTTACGGGCTTACCCATTGATGTACGCTGACGTTGATAGAACTTGATCTGGCTCCACCAGGCTTGCTTGTCGGATTGGGTGAATACACGCTTTCCCTTGCCCAATTTTTTCAGTCCGCGCTGGGTGTCGGTATCCACGTCCTGTCCAGCCAGTGGCTTAAATCCACATTTCGGGCAGACGTATACCCCAGCGGGTTTCATGAAGTGACACTCGGTGCATTCTTTGGGGAGCTTCTCAGTGCGCTCTTCTGTCTCACGACTGGCGCTATCTTTCATTCCGTTGCTTTTGGATGGCAGTTCGTTGTATTCGATGGAGTCAGGGAACCCCAAACGATGTACGGTGCCACTGTGATCGAAGATCAGACACGACGCTTTCCCCTGCGCGGTTCGAAGCCCACGACCCAAGCTCTGTAGCCAGCGGATTTCGCTTTTTGTTGGTCGGGCATAGATAACGCAACGAACATCACTATCAAAACCAGCCACCAGCACACCCACACTGACAATGATTTTTGTAGCACCCGTTTCGAAGCGGTGAATGATGAGTTGGCGCTCTTCATGAGGTGTATCGGCTACCATCACCTCAGCGTTAATCCCAGCCTTATTGAACTGAATAGTGACGTAGTTGGCGTGAGCCACGTTTACGCAGAATGCCACCGTGGGCAGATCCCGCCCGTTCTGTAACCAGTTATCAACAATGTCGCCCACGAGATCAGCACCACACATAATTTCTCCCAGTTGGGTTTCGTTATAGTCAGATCCAAACTCGGCAGAAACGGTAGTTTTGACGCCTTTCAGATCAGGTTTACCAGGTGCATAGAATTCGTAGCCGCTCAGGTCGCCACGCTGGATCAGCTCTCCGATGGTCGTTGGCTTGATCAACCGGCTATAGTAATTCCCCAAAAACGGTGAGAATGGCGTACCAGACAGCCCAATAACTTTCACATTGGTTTCAGTAACCAGTCGATTAATCTCAATCAGGATCTGCTTTCTGCGTAAGTGGGCTTCATCAATAATTAGCAGGTCGATGTTGTCGGGAAACTCACGACGGATCAGTGTATCGGCGCTGGCAATCTGAATTTTTAGCGCTGGGTCATAGCTCGGGTGATTGCGCCAGATAAAGCTGATTTCATCCTCCGGCAAGCCGTACTCAACAAAGCGGCGGGAAGTCTGGTTGATCAGAACAGTGAACGGGGCAACAAACAGCACCCGCATACCACGACTGACAAACCCATCAGCGATGAATGCCGCCAGTCCGGTTTTACCACTGCCTGTAGGCGCATAGACCATGAATGAATTAAATGACTTCCAGTCACGACGCAGCATGTTCAGAGCGCGTTCCTGTGCGAAGTTCGGTGTAATGTTCAGCATTGTGTAACCTCTCGCCAATTAACTATTCCAGAGAAAATCTCTTTTCTGGGCTATGCCTGCGCTGCGTATCATCTTGCTAGTACGATGGTATTTTTAGGGATAACCCATTAGATCGAGAGTTACCTAACCTATGGAGTAGTCTGTTGGAAAAGGCCTATTCCCATCCCACAACCACCTCCCCCCCTTACCCCCCCCCCTCCCTCCCCCTTATTCACGTACTAGTTAGAAAGTACGAAAAAAGAGAGATAGCGGATCTCAACCTTCCAACACCTGATACCTTCAAGTCAGCGTGTCGCTTGATACTTCGAAGCCATCACACCTTCGGGCGATTATTAC